ATAGTTCACGACACTATCTATTAGTTGAGTCCAAAAGGTGCCACTAGGGACACCTCCTCTTTTACGGAACATACGTCCGTCCGGCATGAGGACCGGGGTATTGATGAAATACCACACCATGTTGTCCCAGACATTACGCCATTTACGACGTTGTGTCTCAGACACTGGTTTACCATTCCACGTTTCCCACTCAATATTCCTATGAAGAATATCAAATGCGATGTGGATCAGGAAAGGAGGCACAGAACCATCAAATGAACTAAAATCCATTCCAAGTTTCTTAAAGACGGAGGAATGACTAGCTCCAAATGTGGAAGCCATACGTGATGGTGACTTGCCGTTAAGCAAGGGAGAATCTTTCATCTCCAGGAAGCGCTCGTACATGCGCGGTGCATACAGTCCTTCGACTGTGAGCATTTCAGCAGGATAAATCCAAACCATCCGTGTCTTTGGGTTAGTCTTCTCAGACATGTGCCCTCGCTTTGCAGCTAGACATGGAGGAAAGTGGATCTTACTCGGATTGAACCGTTTCCCACTCTGCTTCATACGATGACCTAACCAGCGTGCTGCCGGATAGATATCTTCCATTACTTCACCTTTTTTCTTTCCTGGCCAGGTAACGCCAGCTGAGGTGTCAGTTCGAAGATGTTTGCCAACTTCATGCCAATCTAAAGGTTGTTCTTTCGTCGGAAGGGTGAACCTATCACGTGCTAAACTAATAGCCTTGCGAAGACAACGATGATGGATGGGTGACAACGAGGACCAATTCGGCCGCTCGACATCGAACTTCATCAGTGCACTATACAAGCCGGGTGTACCAGCACCTCTACGGGTAAAACCACGTAAACTATCGTATAAAGGATAGTTCCAGGACTTCATCGCCTCAGAAACGTAAGGATCAACATTTCCAGGAGGATCATATGAAGTGTACCCACCATATCGGGCAATTTCGTTTAAGCTTTGTCCTTTGTAGAACTCGCCAAAACGGTTTAGTGCATGCCCGCTGGATTTCAAGGGGGGGACCGAGGTAACATCTACCGTGCTGAACGCCTCGGTGGCATCCAAGAGTACTTCTGATAACGGAGCCAGTTTTAAAAACAGAAGATTGAAAGGAGGAATACTAAAGGGATG